TTGCTAGGCTTCCTACTCTAACGATGGAAACGTGAATCGAACACGTCAATCATGGTATACCAATACTTCCACAACAAACATATAAGAAAACGAAAATCCAAAAACGAATAATAAAAACGAAAATTCGAAAATAGGGTATCAAAAACCAAATTTTGAAACGGGGTATCAAGTTTTCAAATTCAACCCCAGGGGAATGGTTGTATTTTGCGAAAAAACGTACCAAATTTCAATTTTAAACACAAAAAGGTATAAACCACCTTAATACCACCCACCATTGTCTTCTGATTGAGTTTTACGGCTATGACACGCATGACAAAGTGATTGCCAATTATCTTCATCCCAAAACAAAATTTTATTCCCTTTATGTGGAGTAACATGGTCAACATCTGTCGCTAGTACAAACAAGTTTTTCTTCCTGCATTCTACACAGAATGGATTAGCAGCAAGGTATCTCTTTCTAGCACGTTGCCATCTACCATCATATCCACGTTTATAGGCACTAGGACGATTTTCTTTAGGCATATGTTTATCACAGTACCGTTTTGATATATCAATCAATTCATTACAACCAGGGTGCGCACAAGGGCGCTTAGGCATACGCTGTAAAACGTGTAGCGAATACATCTGCTGGTACAATCTCTATACCATCATCTGGATATAACACTACATAATCTCCTAAATGAATTTCAGATTCTGTATACTCCTCGTTAAATAAGAACCATTGGTTGTCTTGCTTCCCTACTAAAAACTTATCTAAGAACCATTTAGGCATATTGGCTAGATTGCCATCAAATTGTACTGCCTGGCATTTAACCTCAACTTTATAATTCATAACTTATCTCCTTTTGTGTACGCAAAAAAGGACACCTATCAAACGATAAGCGTCCTCTGCATAATTTTTCTATATTACTAAAATATCACATTTTCGATGAGAATTCAAGAGGTAAGTTTCTCATTTTTTAAATCGTATTGCAAAATCCAGCACGATTCGCAAACGTTTCTAACACATGGTATCGAATACGATAGACTTGTGCTAGAGAGTAGTTAAACAGTTTAGCCACTTGTTTCCAGTTGTATTCATCATTATTAAAATACCGTAACTGAATCATTTTTCTAGTGTTACTATCTAGCCCATTTAAGGTATCACGAATTGATTCTTGCACATTCTGTAGAAAAATCAATCGCTTATCGGATAAATAACGCACTGCTAAATTCTCTACAGGTTTACCCATGATATTGGACTTGCCCCCACCTACATTTTCATCGACTTCACGACGGGATAACTGTTCCCTTCTGTCAGCAATCAAGATAGGGTATCTAGGATAAGCCATAAATAACCGTTCGTAATAACTCAAATCATATCTACTCAACTGCATGTTCACGTACCACCACAGTCGCTTGCCCCGTCATCACTAATGGGTGTTCGCTTGCTGTTTCCATATCAATAAATACCAACGCTTCCTCTACGTTTGTTGTAAACTGATTATCTGTAGTCACATACATACTACCGCATTTTAATACATATTCCATCATTTTACCAACTCCTCTAGTAAATCAATTCTGAATTCACACCATGAAAAATCAAAACTATCATTTGTGGTTACCACAGGTAGAGCATAATATCCGTGAAATTTAATCAACTCTAACGCTTCATCATTCTCTTCCACGTTTATTTCTTCAAATTTCACGTTGTTTGCTTTTAAAAATTCTTTTGTCATTTCACATTGAACACATTTCGGTTGACTGTATACTTTAATCATTGTTATCACTCCTTCACTTAATCCTTGGTACATTAAATTGATATTCCAATGAATATTGGTCTAATAATGCATAACATTTATTGATAAACCCTAAATAATCAATAGGGGCTTTAAATGCTTGAATCAGTAATAAATTACATTCTAAATGTTTTTTTAAATGACTTAACACGGCATTATCCAAACTATCGTTCACTTCATCAATATCAATTTCTTCTATTTCAACTTCTTCACGAATAGTTTCCCATCCTTCTAAAATATCCCACTCATCTTTTATTACTACTTTTTTCAATTTACAATCATACAATTCACGTTTACAACGTTGACTAGTTTTGTTTTTATCAATGACAAGAAATAATACGTCAATTGATGTATCTTCAAATGCATTTCTAATCACATTTAATTCTTGTAATTGATTTCCTATTAATGTTCTAAACATGGTTTCTGTTTTACGGTATCCCACACCAGGAAATAGAATGTAAAATCCGTATCTACTCGTATGTTTTAAAGATTTTAATACAAAGACATCATCGACTACACCAGACTTCTTCCATGGAAATTCTTTTTGAAGATTGGATTGTTCTTCCTCACTTAACTCTTTAAATTTGATAGAAAAAGGTGGATTCATCACGACACAATCTGCTACCACTTCATCTTTGAAAGTAAAGAAACTCATGTTATGAATATGACGATTAGGAAACAACTCATGATTCATTTCAAACGTTTCACACGCACTTTCTTGCAATTCAATTCCCGTTACAAAGCTCGGTTCAACGAATTGTTCCAACTGCCCACTACCAATTGCTCCATCGAATACTGTAGGATGACTACCCACATATTGATGAATTTTTCTAGCGGTGTATTTTCGCAACTCTTGACCAGTGATGTACTCTGCAAATTTATTCGCTAATGTTCGATTGTTATGTTCATGCACGTTCTATTACAACTCCTTAGCAATTTCTGCCACCACATTCACAGTCACGCTATTTCTTGTTCGGCTTGTTCCATAGCGAACCTAAATCCACCAATTACTGCAAACATATCTAGGAATTTCATTCGTCCACCCACAATCGTTTTATTTCATCGCCGAATAGTTCGATGGCACGTTTTGCGTCCTTTTTGTTTTTGAAATGACCCAACGTGGGTAAAGAAGAATAATGCATCTCAGTACCAACTGCGTATGACTTGTCTTCCAAATCAAACATAATAAAATATTTATAATCTTGTTTTGTAGGCTTCCAATCCCCATTACATTTGTCACGGAATTGTCTAAAGCGTGTTAACAATGCACGTCTATCACGTTCACGTTCTGCTTCTTGTTTAGTTTTAAAAACATGACCTTGTTCATATAGTGGGTTATCATAATCAGGACTATTCCAATGATAGTGTCCTACAAGACCATGTTCTTTAACGACCCAATAATCTTCGTTATCTTCAAACGGATATTCGAACTCTTCCGTTTTTTCTTTTTGTTTTAACGTTTCTATTACTTTCGTCAATTCTTTTACTTTGTCTTCAAGTTCTTTAACGCTACTCATTTCTCTTCCTCCACAAATAGTCGTTTAATCTCATCCCCGAACAACTCGACAGCACGTTCTGCGTCCGATTCTTTTCTGAAATAGCCGAATAAATTAAATTCTTCAAGATTTAAACAAGAATAGATTTTCATCACACTCATTGTATGGTTAAAACTAATATAATATTTCCATGAAGTATCATCTTTAAAATCAGGCTTCCAATCGCCATTACATTTATCCCTAAACTGTCTAAAGCGTGTGAGTAAGATACGTTTATCACGTTCTTTTTCTGCTTCTTGTTCAGTTTTGAATATATTCCCTTGAAAGAAAGATGTATGGTATTCTTTACCCCATTCTATTTCTTCATAATCACCATCGTGTAATAACAACCAGCACGTTTCTCCTTTTTTAAACGGCAAACGTTCATGTTCTACTAATAAATACTCATATTCTTCATTAGCTCGTTCTAACTGTTGTTTTAAATCAGCTATTTTTTGTTCTGCTTTTTCTAATTCATTTATACCCAACACGCCAAATCCTCTCTAAAATGTTCAATTTCTTCTTCACTTAAATCTCCGTAATCTACTTTTCTGTTAAAAGTAAACATGGTTGCAATATAATCTAATTCTTCTTCTACTGACCACGTTCTAAATTTTCTAGGATAGGATAATTCACACAGAAACGCTTTATTGCAAAACGGACACATCGCATAAATCGTACTTTGAAAATCAATATCATGTAATCCCATCTCCTCTACATCAAATATCTTTTTACAATACGGGCATTCATTCCATTCTTTCATACTCATCACTCCATTCATCGCTATATGCTTCAATCTCTTCTTCTGTCAGTACGCTCTTGTCTAGCGCTTTATTATAAGAGACTAACTTTTCTAAAAAATCTTTTCTCGTTCCCAATTACACACGCTCATTGGCGAAACGTCTAACTCCATAGCCAATTCTAATTGACTCATTCCTTTTGCTTTTCTAGCTGTTTTAATTGCTTTTCCAAAACTCATTAAATCTCCCCCTTATACTCCATCAATGGATAATCTGGTAACATCGTAAATATTGCTGTTTGATTAGTATGAAATGCAATATATACACGATTATCTGTTATCTTATAACCAGCTATAAAGTGCATGATAAAATCTGCAAACCAAAATGTTTTAGTCATCAATTTATCTAATTCTTTTGTTAAATGTTTTTCTAATTGATAATCACTAAACATTTGAAATGCCCTATTCTTACGTTTAAAATCCTCAAAATCAAAATATCCTATAATCACATTGGTAAATTGTTCTCTCATTTTTCCACCTTTATTTTCCATCTTTATTCATCAACTCCATCAACGTAAGCACTGTATAATTAGCTAAATCCAGTAACGTATCTTCAATAGACTCATCCTTGACTTGTGCTTCTTGCTTAATCAATGTCTTAAATCGTTCATTTTTATCATTGATACGTACTGCTGCGGACGTTAAACCAAATTCTGCATACGTTTTACTAAAGCTATCGCCATAATCTGCATTTTTACGTTCGTAAACCTCGTTCATATTATTTAAAATATCTTTAAATGTAACCATACTAATCTCCTTCCTCGATTCTGCTATGTTCATTCCTTAAGCTCCTTACTTTCGTAAAAGTTCTAATAACCAACCTTCTTTATCACGCACATCTTTTGTCCATTCGCCAAACTCAACTTCAATCAATGTGCCGATTGTAGTAAAAGATGGAACAACGACAGTCCACGTTCTTTTCTCAAAATGCACTAGTTTTTCTTCAAACGTCCTCACAGTACACATGAAAACACGCAATATTCTATTCACATCTGAAAACACGGAATCCAATTCGTCAAATGGAATACCAGCCCATTGCATAAATTCTGTTAAAGGAAAACTGACTTTCAACTTTTCTTCGCCTGCAATTTCTTCTAAAAATTTAACAAATGATTTATTTGCCATGTTCCACACCTCGTAATTGTTCTTGAATACTTAAAATATATTCTTTTACTTGTAAAAATTGAAATCTATTATCATAGAATGCTCCTACTAAGGTATATCGGTTAACTTAATCAATTTCATTCCACTACACCTCTACCAGTAACGTACTGAATCACTTCTAAAATCTCTTCCACCGTTTCTTCCACATACAACACATCTCCATGCTTACTTTCGATAATGGTATCTTGACCTTCTACATGTCGATAGACAGACCAAATCCAATCCACACAAATCCATTTTTCGTTATTATCGTACTTTAATCGCACCTTGAACATGCTGCCACACTCCTTTATAAAATACTTTCTTACTACGTTTCTTTCTTACGTAACGTTGCTTATCAATCTCGACAATTTCTATCCGTTTATAATTGTGTAATCCGTTAGGATTAGTTGTTTCTCCAAACGTTCTAATCATCATTACCCACTCCATTTTTTGACGTTTTATTTTCTCACCAAATTTTAATTTTAGGTCATTTTTCTCATAATTCTACTTGGGTTACACGGTTACAGGTATTTTGGAAAAAAATTAAAACAAAAATATAAGAATGTTGATTTATCAAGGTTTTCTATATATATACTATATATATATATATATTTATTAAAAATACATGTAACCTGTAACTTTAGTATAAGAAACATAGACGTATCAAGGGATTCCGCGGTTACGGGTAGGCAAAAAAACGTGTAACTTACCCGTAACCACAGGCGACTTTTTGCTATCAGGTTACAGGTAGCAAGTGCCAATTACGGGCTTACCAGTAACCACCTTAAATGAGAATTCTTTTATATCCCCTAGTAGCTTTCCCGTTCACTTTGTAAACTGATTTCTCCCAACCACTCAAATTATCCATCATAAAACCAATTTTTTTAGACAATTTTTGGTCATTGGTTTCTCTTCTAAAAATATTCCACATAATCTCTCTCGTAGACACTCGTTGCAATTCTTGACTACCCGGTTTCCATTCTGGACTATTTGCAAAATATTTCGAGGTATATAAACATTGTTCAGTAGTTGTTTTAGTTTCCCAACTTTGAGGAACAGGCATAGCTAAATACTGCAACACTTGCATTTCTATTTCATCTCTAAACATAAATCGCTCACGGTACGCATGTAATTCTTTTTCGGTTTCATCATCAAACATCAAATCAAAACCTTTTTCATAAAGCGTTACGGCTTCTCCCCAAATTTGCTCCACCACTTCGGAAGTCATATTCATAGGGTGTTTTTTTTGCTGTTTGTTATTAGCTAGAATAGGGAGAAAACGTCGTTCGCCAGTTTTGTCTTTTAAATACTCAACGTGATTACTCGTTCGAGCCAAAACGAAATTTTTAGCGAACTCTTGCGTTCTTCTCATGTACGGCTTTCTAAACCTCAAACTCGTTTTTGAAATGAACGATTTTGTTTCGGCAAAACTCATATTACTACTAGCAACCATTTCATCATCATTGACGATTAAATGTTTCAGCATAATATCGAAATTATCTTTATTAGAAAAATCCGTTATAGCGTCTGTATACCATTGACCACCTATTTTTTGCAAAAATGAAGTTTTCCCAACACCTTGACCACCGACAAGGTCTAGTACATAATCGAATTTCACATAAGGGTCATACACTTTAGCAACCGCTCCAACAAGCCACATTGTTGCAATTTTAGAAACCAATTCTGAATCGTTGGCTCCTAAATACACTTGCAATATTTGATGAATCCGTGGTTTTTTATCCCATTTATCTCTAGCGTTCTCCATGTATGCTTTAACAGGGTTATAAGAACGCTCGGACAAAAACGCTTCCATCCCATCACACAACGCTTGAGTGGTAAATCCCACTTCGATAACCGTTTCAAAATAAACTTTCACAATGGATTCAAAATTGGAAGGCAACTCACCTTTTTTTAAAATCGTATTCCCGAGTTGAATATCTTGCGTTAATTCGTGCTCTTGAGAAAATTCATTGTGTTTCACATAAAGGTTCAATTGGTCATCGGCTCTAAAAGCATTCAGTACATTTAATGCACTATTCGTTTTAATCGTTCCATTACTATTTTTGATTGGTTCATAACTTTTATAAAAATTGATTAATTCGCCAATTGCAATCACCTCCTGTCTTTATGAATCATACTCACTACTGTCCTTTCTAACTCTTTTAAAGATAAAGGCTGTTGCGTATTGCTATTCGCAATTTTAGCGAGTGCCCACACATCTTCTTCATCTACACTTCTATATAATAATCCGCCTACAAATTTTGCTAATTTATCATTACGATTGCCTTCATCACCTAAACCATTCGCAATGATTTCAAACAATTCTGTTGTCTTTGTCTTTCCAATCGTTCTACTTTGATTCGCCCATGCCCGCAATCCATCTCCGTAATCGAACGAACGACCATTCGTTTGTTGATATTGCTGCATAATCGCTTCTATCAATTCTCGTGACGGTGTAACCATGGTTCCATTCTTTGGAGATTTCTCCAAATCCCACTCATATTGTCCTTTACTCGTAGCAGACGGGGCAACTAGAACGTAATTGTTCTCATGCGCCTTAATATCCACACCGGGTAAAAAACCAATCATCTGACTAATACGAATATCATCTCTTTTGAAATAAAACAGGTGTTTACCACCGCTTGCGGTTTTTGCTTGCAAAGTGGGTTCAATCAGTTTTAAATATTCCCATTTCTTCAATGAATCAAACCCGCTTGTACTTCCGTGTTTGTCAATATCAATGACAAAGAATTGAATCGTTCGCAATGCAATGTTAGCGTCCGGATATTGATTCCAGATTTCTTCGATTTCATCAACACTAAGCGGTGGTTTATCAGCAAACTCAATCAACGGTCTTTTAGTAGTAGGGCTAATCGGTATAACGGAAAAACCTTTTTGTTGATACAACAAAGCATATTCTTTCATGGAGTGCATATCGTCACCTTATTATTTAGAACGGTAAATCTGAATTTTCTACACTAAATGTTTCGCTAACGTTTTCTAAAAGGTCATAATTGCGGTAAATTTTATCTCCTTTACCTTTTGTTTCTTCAATTTTTAACGTAAAGTAAGAACCTACTGCCTTACGTTCTAAAGCGTCCGCTAAGCTTTTCCCATCTTCAAAATCTTCCTTGTTAAGTTTTTCGCCAGCAAATTCCATCGCTTTTTGGAAAAATTTAATCGTACGTTCTACTGACCAACTAATATCCTTACCGTTCCATTCAGGTAACGTACCAAACGATACATATTCGCTACGGTTGTCATATTCACCGCCCGGTTCACGAACTTCAAACGTGTAGCCTAAACTTTCCCATCCGCTATCTGAAATATTAAATTGCACTGACTTTAGAACAACTGTATATTCACCAGCTGGCATTGGTGCCGTTCCATTTACACTATCTTTTCTTGGGTCAAAACCATCTTTTTTAATTTTTGCTGCAATACTTAATAAACTCATCTGTCATTCTCCTTTTTCATTAAAATAATTCATCTATATCTGTAGTTGTTTGTACTTGTTTCGGTGCATTTTCTACCAATTGTTTTTTACGAGGTGGTTCTACTGCCCCACGGATTGTACTTAAAATTTTCAAAATTTTCTTATCATCCACTTGGTCTGCATAGTAAACTTTACGTCTTCTATCAATTTCACGATTGTAGTTGTTGCCAATTTTCTCAGTGTGAATCATCAAATCAGAATTACCATTAATGAGATTCACGTACTTATCTTTTAAGCTAGGCTTATCTTTTGTGATATTACCAGTATCATCATATTCAGAAATCTGACGGCTAATGTAAATGACATTCATTGGTAAGGCTTTTAAATCCAGGACTAATTCTGTTATGGCTTGATTGAAAAAGTCATACCCTTTCCCGTAACCAACTTCTGATAGAGATTTTAATCTCGGTTTTCCACTCGGTGTTAACTCATCACAAACGGCAATTTTAATCATCTCAATCACATCATCAATTACATCAATCACAACTGTTTCATAAGAATGTTGTTGTGTTTGAAGTGCTAATAAGATTTCGACTAATTGATGAATCACTGAATTAATAATTTTTCCGTTTTTGTCTTTTACATTTGCTAGTTGAATACTCGGTACGGCATTTGCTTGTGCGTTACCGTCCGTATTTAATACAATCGGATTAGGGAACTCGTTGGCTAGATACGATTTCCCGCTCATTGTTTCCCCATAAATAAAGTAATTCCTCGGGGTATCTCTTGGTATTTGTGGTTTATTTTCTGGTAATTTAAAACTCATTTTATTCCTCCGTTTTTTTGTTATACTAAATCTATCAACTTATAAAAGGAGATAGGTTATGACTTTTAAAAAATATCTTGTCAGAGCCAGTAAACGTAATATCTTTGATGATGGTAACGACTTTGATTTTGAAACCATATTCGCAAAAGAAGTTTTACGTTATGCTCATGACAAAGAACTTGAAACTAAAGACGGCTTTTTCCATCATCTAAAAATTATGAATGCCGAACCTTGGTTTATTGCACTTGCTGACTCAATTTATCAAGATTACGAGAAATCATTAAAAGATGCTCGCTGATAGACAAGGCTTTCCTTTGATAGGGCGGTCTAAATTGGTCTCCGCCGTTTTTAACTACTTGGATAATCTTTTCCAAGTAGTTTTTTTCTCTTTCTAAAGCTACTTCTAAAGTCGAAAAATCCATCTTTTCATGCCTCCTTGTAATAAAATTCAATGACATTCACATCATGTTGTTGCCTACTACCTGTTATTCGCCATAATAATTGGCGGTAATCATCATATTCTCCAGAATCTTCTGGTATAGGGTCTAATACAACAATCGTTTGATATTTATGTTGCAAGCCATCTACTCCAACACCGAGTACTTGACTTGTCGCAACCACTACTTGATTATCCAGTCCTTCTTGTCTATCTCCAGTCCATATACCAATTTCAGGGTGACGTTCCTTAATCACATTGACAATCTGCTTTGATTTACTCACAATCAACATATCGTGAGGTGCTCGTTCAATTAAACCGTCTAATGTTACTAACAATGGTGTATCTGCATTGATTGGCTTTAATTTTGGGAAATCAATAGCTACACCCGTTTGATGTAAGTATCTTTCAAACGTTGCCCTACCAAACGATTGCTTAGCCATGACTGAATGTTCGCCAATGGTTACTAGATTGAACTTTCTGAACTTTTCCAATCGTTCTGGATTTCCAGTTTCTACTGTTACTGGATAAAACTTAATCTCAAAACCGTTGTTTTCAACTGCGTTTTCGATTTCTTCGATTTCTTCCCATCTAAAAAAATTAGGTAGATGGTCGACATACCTTTCATAATCTCTAAAATCTTCCCATTTTTCTTTTGAGTAAGAAAACGGGTCATACACCATTCTTCCATGAGTTTTCTGCCAATCAAATTTGTTATTCGGTCTAGCAAATCCGAAAATCGTTTTCTCTAAAGGGTAAAAATTCTGCCCTTTTTTCCGGATTGGGGTAGCAGAAAGTCCTATTGTGTAATTTCGCTTTATTTTGCGATATAAGGCGACTTGCTTATCGGACGACATATTCTGCCATTCATCAATAATAAGCACGTCACAGGCGATTTTTGCCCCATTTTTTATCAAATTTTGCAAACGTCTATCTGTCATTGCGTAACACTTAACATCTGAATCAAACTTCATGATTTTAATAGCGTCTTTCCAACCTTCTAAAATGGACAAACGATTGTTCAAAATAAGAATGGTTTTAGCGTTTTTATGCTTCGCAATCGCTAATGCACAAATGGTTTTGCCTCTGCCGCCTAACGCTTCAAGAAAAATCCCTTGTGTTTCTTGTTCACTTCTTTTTACGGCTTCTTGTTGCCAATTTCTTAATGTTATTGCTATTCTCATTCACCGCCTTCCCAATATCATCAATCACTTCTTGAATATCGTTTCTCATAGCATAGAACAATCCTAATCTAGCAGCAGCTCTCACATCTTGGTGGTGGCTGTTGTCAAACTTCCACAATCCTAGTTGCTTTAATAGTGCATTGGGAACATCTGTTTGATACCCAGCGTTTCGTTGTAAAATAGACTGCGGAAACCATTCTTGTATACAGGCAATCGTTTGTAATACCGTATTATCTTTTGAGTAGTCATTATCTCTTGCTTCAAACTTTTCAATCACTACAACATCACTTTCAATCGTTTTTCCTGTTTGTTCAAACCATTTTTTAAAACCTTTTGTTCCATAATCCACTACCCAATAATCTACCAGTCTTGCGTTATCTAATAACACAATACCTGTAGTTGAGGTTTCTTTTTTATTACTGGACGGGTCAATCGCTAGTATCTTCACTATTCGACTTCTCCTTCGTAACCAGCCATTTCAAACAAGTTCTTTTTGTTGTTTTCAACGAATTTCCAGAACGTTTTCAACTCTCTGTAACTACTAATTGTGACCGACACGTCCATTTCAGACATGCATTCATCTATATATTTAGATTTCGCAAACATGTTTAATTGATATTTTTTCCCAAAGATTTTACCGTCTTCATCTAAAGTATCGGCGACCTTCTCTTCAAAACAAACTTGAATGTTGAATGGAAGGAATGTAAAAACTTCAATGTTGTGTGTAGAAACTTCAATCGAAATATTATCTGTTACTGAAATTTTGTTTTTCATTATCGAATTCTCAACCCTTCCGTTTGTTTTAATGTTGCTCCAGGCACTTCTTTTCCTGCTTTCAACAATTCTTTAATTCCCGCACGGTCAATCTTAACTGGTTGTGCAATTAAGAACTGTTCAGGAATTAATGCTTCATCGAATATTTCTACGCTAGGTGGGTTTTTTTGAATGGCAAAATTAAATACTCCTGCTTTAAATTTCGTCTTTCCAATCAATCGCATATTATCTTCTGTATATTGCTTTAAAAATTGTATTCGGTTATCCAATGTTTTTTCCATATCAGCTAAACGTTTTTTTTCTGCTGCGACTGCTTGTTTTTCTGCTAACTTATTACGAATGGCTTTTGCAATGTTTTCCGCTGTATTCTCCCACGTGTCTACAATACTATCTAATGTATCTCGTAATGTATCTTCGTCTAAATCCATATCTTGTAATACTAAATAATTCTGGCTTAATTCATATAAATTCATGGTTTAATCTCCTAACTGTGTTATGTTCATTTCTTTTGCAATATCACGCAACATAGCGTCCAAATACGTTTCTTTGGATTTTCTAAGTTCGTAAGGTTCCGCATAATACGTTGTTTCCACTTGCAAAACGTCACACTTCAATATTTTAGCCAGAGAACGCATTATTTGTTTTTGTTGTTCAAACTGTGCAATAGTCATTGACGCTGCGTGTGTAATATCTTTAGTGTAAGTAGTTTCATAATCTAAACTACCGTGACCTTGACTTTTATAATCCACTAAATAGGCTCCTGATTCTTTATTACGAAATACTACATATTTTACTGTTTGTTCCATCTTCTATTCCTCTACTTTCTTATAGTTATATGTTGTATATTCCTTTGGTTGTTGTTGGTGTATCTCCACACTATATTTACCAGTGGATAATTGTACTAACTCACTTAGCACTTCCAACGGTTCCTCGTTACGTGCTTCAAAACACTCTAATAATTCTGAATCAACATCTCCCGTTAGGAATACAGTCACGTTTGATTCTCGTATCTTACTAATCTCAATCTTATACACCATCGAATAACTCCTTAGCTTGAACAGGGAATAATTCTTTCAACCTGTCATAGTCATACACTTGTGTGATATAATTGTTTTCCATCCATGAGTTTTTCTCATCATCTGGACATTCCAAATACACTTCTACCGAATC